GGTTACACCTTCGCAGAATAATGTCAAACATCAATAACGAATCAATCCTAGAATCTATCTTTGAAGAGGTGCAAGATGAATTCCCTACTCTTTCACCTCACGCACAAGAATTGATCACTATTAAACGCTTTGAGGACTTATGTCAATAACAACTTACGTTGATCACATCTGGACATTCTTCACACCTCTCACAAGAATCTATCCCGATCGCTCTAATCTCTCTATCTCCTCATTTCCTCCTTATGTCATTAAGAATCAAACAACCGCCTAAACGACAAATAAGAGGCACTACTCACTACACTAAATACGCATTACTGACACCTCATTAAATGACATCCCTCTCTGATTCTCTCGATAATAAAGTAACACAAGAAACTTACGGTCTCTTTCCAATCCCTATCACCCGTTATTCTGTTACTAATCATGAGGACATTAAACAACAAATACTCACTTGGATGAGTACTCAAGAAATTCAACAAGATCACAACAGAAATGCAATCTGTCACAATGTCTTACAAGTAGGGGCAAATAACAAACTAATTAATGACATCCCCGATCTTGCCCAACTATTAATCAACGCTGTCACACTACATAACGACAACTCCCTCAAATATAACACCTCCTTTGCCTTCTCTGATTCCTACCTTGAAATTGCAAACAAAGACGCAATCTATGCTCCTCATGAGCATTCTAATTGCCTCTACTCTCTCACCTACCTTGTTAACTATGATGAGAAACAACACGCTTATATGAAGTGGAGACGAAACGTTGCATCACATTTTTACCCAGTCATTCAACTAGATACAAAAGAGTTATCTCCCTACAATATGACAGAAGCAACATTCCAACAGTCAGAGGGAGACATATTAATCTATCCCTCTAATATCACTCACGGGTATGACTCTAACCCTTCAGATCAACGTATCACTATCACTGCTAATGTTGTCCCAATCTAATAGTTTTCCACACGATTTCCACAGTTTCCGCATTTCCTGTGGATAATTAAAATGTCTTAATAAATATACCTCCGAGAATTATATCTACGGAGTTATTGTTACCTTAGACCGTAGCACAACGACATTTTTTTGTCAAATACTATGAGGACACAACACAAACCCACACAGACCACTTGACAATCATGCCAATCGATTCTATATTGGTTGAGTAGTTAACCAAGGACACTTTTGATCTGCTGACAATGGGAAGGACCTACAAACGCAACGACCTGCACAACTCACGACGCCCCAAATCTATCAGAGAAAAGAGACAGTATTCAAAGACTAATCGCACAGTGAGCGATGAGTTTTCCACAGACGAATCCACAGGAAAGTATCAACGCCCATCGCCCCCTAATGCCCAACAACGCCCAGAGGATTACAACTCATGAATGACATCGACAACGATTGGATTGATGACATGCTAGAGGATGAATTCCCCGAGTATGATGACTTAACTGAAGACACCCTATCTGACACCTACACAGACCAATGAAAAGCATCACACTCGACACCAATCCACCTGTAGAGGTAAAACTATGGGAGAAGAGTAAGCGTTACTTTTGGCGATACGATTACGAGGGTTGTCCTAAGAATGGTCCGTTTAAGAGTCAGCAGCAAGCAGTTAACGACGCACGCACATTCTCAGCACAACTATGAAACAATCATCATCCCTATCTAATAAACTAGAGATGCTTCTAGAGTTATACGATGAGGGACAACTACCACCATCTGAGCAAGTACAACTGGCACAGGAGTTAATAGATTTAGATCTAGATGATGACCTGCGACAGTATCAACAATTCTGTGACTATTGCATTGCTGAGGGTATGTGCTATGATGTAGAGGTAGGAGACACTTAGGACAGTGTTTTTGTGCATGGTTTGTGTTACCGCGAAGCGGGTATATTAAAAACGCTTAAGTCCCTAACCTACAAAAGTAACTATCCGAAAGCTCTATATTAATCAAAATGAAACTTCGGGTCCCCCCTACACAAAAAAATTCCCAGTATAATTTTACTCTCTCAACCCCTTTGAGAGCACAGTTGAATTATATCTGGGAATCACTCTCAGAGACCGCTAGGATCGCCGCTAAGGCGCTTCTCGCCAAACTTACAAACAAGACTACCAAAACATGAGTATTTCTCGCAAAGAAGAAATGATTGCCCTTAGAGAGCAATACAGTGATCTCATAGGATTGCCCTGGACAGGACGACGTATCTACGGATGTTATGAAATCATTCGTAAGTATTATAAGTATATCCATGATGACGATCTACCAGACTTCAATGCACGGGGGATTATCACCTTTACTGATGAAGCAATCGAAGAGGGTGGTGCAGAGAAACTGTGGGAGAGTGAATGGGGAGAGGAGACAGACTTCTCTACACTCCTTCCTGAGGATGTAATTCTGTTTAGGTTGTATACCAATCCATTAGGAGGATCATACTCAGCACCACGGGGCAGAGCACCGAATCATGGAGGGATTTACCTAGGTAATGGTTTCATGCTACACCATCCATATGATGCTACGAGTATGATTGTAGATCTAGAGAAAGATGGTAATCGTATTTGGAATACGAGTTGTATCGGCGCAATTCGCAAGAAGTCTACATAAGGTGTAGAAACAACTAACGTATGTCGAAACGCTATGTCCTAGAAGTCGAGGTAGATGAGCACGGTGAGTGCTTCGTTACACTACCTGATCAATTGCTTGAAGAAGCACAGTGGGACGTGGGAGATGTCTTAGAATACTCTGAAGACATCGACGGATCCATTATCTTGACAAAAGTAGTGACTTAAAAAATCCGCGAAAAACCGCGTCCAACATTATGAATGAAAATCCAAAGTTTGAAACCCTAGAAGAATATACCAACTGGGGTTTTGAGCAACTATCCCAAGCGTTAGTCCAACTGACTAATCGCGTAACTGCCTTAGAGCAGGCAATACAAAAGTTTCCGCCTCCTGGTGCGGATATGATTAAATATAAGATACCAGGCAACGAAGAGTATTCTAATTTACCTGAGTTATTTGACGATCTATATACCCGTCTAAATAATTTGGAAGACAAATGATTCGTAATGCCAGCATATCTCCTAGAATCTGCTCGGAGTTTTCCTAATCCTATTAACGGAGAGGAGTATAATACAACCTGGAAAAGACCATCGAGTGGTGACTATGAGAGTCATTCGTCAGGTAATGGACTTGGAAGCGGGACAGATTACTTTATTACCTTTGAGGGTAGCGGACCTGGATCCTATCCTCTGGGTAAAGATGCTGTACACTATATCGGTGATCAAGAGGAGACGTGTGTAGCATACTGCGGATATACCCGAGCACCTGTATACAGATGGTATCGTGGTGCAAAGCGTGATCATAAGTATACAAAGAATTCATCACTAATTGAAGCAGATCTAGGATGTGAGAATGAGTCCTGGAAGAAAGCAGGTAGTGGATATAATCATGAGCCTAGGAAAGGCACTCCATACTTCTTCTGTCTAGATCGTCAGAGAGAGAATAGTGTGCCACTCAAAGTGTGGTATTCATATTGGCCTGACAATACTATTCTAAGCACTGGTAGTCCTTCTGGTGTTAGCACTGGTTGTGGTAAAGGAAAATATTATGAGTGCTATACCATTGGGTATATTTGCACGAATCTATCTGACGCACAGGAGTATGGACCTGATGCTGTGCCTCTGTATCATTACCGCTATGGTAGTTACAGTGCAGGTAGTGGTAAAGATATCGATGACTTCTATACTATTAACCCTGCAGAGGAAGTTAATCTAGTTGATAGTCCTATCCCATGTAAGAAACCCATGGATAGGGATTATCAGTATGTGGGTATCGTTGGGTATGTGTATCCTGCAGACGCCCCTAACAGTCCACAGGAGCGTGTTATAGACGTTGGTAAGTTAGGACCTACTGGTCAGTGTGTAGACAAGTCATCCTGGTATGCATTTGAAGAGGATGGTCCCTACTCAAGACCTGGATATTACAGAGCAACCAGCACTCCTGGTGTTGTTGGTTTTGGTAATCCTGACAATGCAGAGAAGATAAGTGAAGCAGCAAACTTTGAGTGGATGTATGGACTCAATGGAGCGATCAAAGGTGCTGTGCCACGCTTCCTAGGGTTTGAGGATTCGTATGACTCGCAGTTTTACTACTACTTGTATGACACATCATACCCTTGGAATGGTCCTCTCTTCGGTATCCAGTATGCATTGAATGATATTCCGTGTTGTCCTAACGCTGATGACGATGAGGGTAATCCTATATGCCTACCTAACGAGCATTTCTACTCACACTTCTATAAAATTAGGGAAGACTCATGGGAGACTACTAAGACTAGGTGTGTATTAACTGATGAATCTACCAATGCAGTTAACGAATCCTTTGAAACTATTGACACAGACAGCACTAAAGTCCTGTTTAGATACCTAACAAGGACTGGTGACTTCAATAGAGGTGAGCAAATCAACGGTTGGAATATAGTTTCCGTCCTTTATTACGGTGATCAACTCAAATGTGGCATCATGGAGTTGGAAGGTAGCGGAAGTGCCTTCACTTATCAGCAGAATTTCACTTCTACAGACGGTGGTCAGTGCGAAATCCTTGCTGGATACGGCATTGCAGACAAATGTGCGTTTGCTGGTGTGTATGAATTCCCTAAAAAGGTGGCATACTACAAGGTTGAGCTCTCTCCTAAGGCACTTGTGCCCAATCGTACACTGGATGAGGCGAAACTTGAGGCAGTTATCAATGACAAAGGCGGTATTGATGAGATTGTTATCATTAATAGCGGACGTGGTTACTCTAAAAACGCAAAGGTTACCGCAATTACACCTAAAGTCCTCAAAAATTTCTCTGCTACAGACACTACAAAGCAACTAGAAGACCTAATCCTTAAGGATGATGACTGGAATAGGGCAATTGGTTTTACAGAATCCTCATTTTCGGGGGAGGATCCCATCAAAGATGTGCAAGTTGCGTCTGGTGCATCGAGTGGAGCTCTAGAATTCCCTGTTGACCACGATAATATTGGAGTAAAACTTCGTGGTGCCAAGTTAAAGATCGCTGCATTCGACGAGATTGGTGGTATTAAGAGAGTTAGAGTGGTCAAACCTGGATCAGGATACGATCCTGAAGAGCCACCTGACGTGTTTATTAGCGATCCTGAGTTTATTGAGTATGAAAGTCCCGACATTGGGGACATTGCTGCGCTAGGACAGGGTATTTCTGATCAGTTTGCCAACGTTGATAGTAGTTTACCTACTGGTAAGCAGCAAGATCCTACGGAATGGATCAATACTAACACTGATAATGACTTTAGAGGCGCACCTACTGAGTTTCAGAGTCTAGGTACTACGGGTGTTGGGTCTCCAACCTCCCCTAATCAGGTTGCAAACACGGGTTTCACCATTATGAGCACCCCTATTGCCTCTGCAGCACCCGATTCTTACATCAGAATGGCGGAGCTTGACACAGAAAACGAAACAAAACTGTGTTTTGACCTCCCACCTAACTGTTTGGAGGTGAATGGTCGCGGTAATGTGATCGATGCTATCCCTAAAGAGGACTTCTGGCAGATCATGAGTGGCACTAACGACAAGATTCGCAAGTTTGAGTCGGAAGTTATGCCTGATGTCTACAAAACAGTGATGGAATTGGACGAATATCAGGACTCAGTGTCGCATGTTTACGGTCCTTTCCAGAAAGACCGCTGTTTGACCATGGGACAACCCAAGGTTTACAACATTAAACGCTGGTTTGACATGCCATGTGCGTACATTAGCAACACTGAGAGGGGATCTGCCACTCTTGACATGATTGAGAAGGGTAGAAACCTCACTGATGAGCGTGCTTTCGGTTATTTGCCTTACAAATACTGCGCTTCTAAGATCAAAGAGGCAGAATTTAACGTATCAATCATGATTGAAGGCAAAGTTACGGGATCTCAGGGTCCTGCTTTCATGGATTTCATGGAAAGTTTCAAAAAACCCAAGGTAACAGCGCGAAGAAAGGTGTCTGGTGGTTATAAAACGTGGAATTGTAACAATGGAGCGGTCGATGGGCGCTGTTATCGCGATCCTAACGACCAAAATGACATTATTTTCGTCCCAGTGGGTCTAGATGAGAACACTTTTGACTATAACCGTCTAGGTTTTAGTGAATACGAGCAATTCCAGCTCTGGTTGGGTGACAATTTGACTGGTGGAGCACTCACAGGTGGCGCATCAGTGGGTTGGTCATGGGATGAGACTACATCTACCACCACTACAGACCCTGAAACTGGAGAATCGACCACAAGTAGCACAACTACATCGTATTCTGGCAACGGCACATACACTGCATTTGGTGTGGATTGCAATCCTAACCCCGCTTCTACCAATGTGCCTAACCATGAGTGCTGGGATACCTATGCAAGGAAGACAGGAGCGCCCTCAGACGCCCCTCTAGACGTTTACTGTGGATATGATAGCGAGGGTAACCCAATCCCTGGAAACCGCTTCTGGGAGATCACAGGACCAGGCGTAGGCACCGTACAGAATAGTCCTACAGGACCAGTCAATCCATTCTGTGCAACCTGCACACCTGCTGCAACGAGTTACTATGCTTGGATCTTTGGTGGACCTCCTGCTGCTGGTTTGGAAAATGTTAATGATGCGTCTATTGCTATTGACCCATCAAGAATGTATACCAACTCAGATGGCGACAAGGTATTCAAGATGGGATCTTATAGCGGCACAATGCGTGTAAGGAATTGGTTGACTGGCGGTATCCAGGCACTAAGTAACTCATTAAATAACTTTGGCAACCCATACTTCTCTGAATGTGATGTTGCTAGACCTGATACTGCAGGTAAAGATATTAACCAAGAATTTTAATGGCATACGGATTTCTAAAACCAGTTGCATCACTGAATGGTCTGCCCTGCTCAGGGCATGGTCTTTGCTTACCATCCACTATCCACTCAGTACAAGCGTGTGGCACCCCTCCAGTGCCCTACAGCATCGTCATTAAGAATTTTACATGCTGGTGGCCACCCACACCTCTAATTCCACTCTCAGCGGTCAACCCACTAAGAGCGTGTGTGCTTGTGCAGTTTATCCCTATCATGATCGGTGGAGATACATTCACGCCACACATTGCGTTGTGTACAAATATTGTGATTTACATCTGCCCTTGCGGTAAGGGTGTTTGTCCTATCCCTACACCCATCCCATGCAGCACACTGACTATTGAGGATATGGGTGGTGTCGGACACCCTAGAGTCCTCTTCCCCACTACGTTGACTGTGTTTGCATTCAAGATTCCTGTTGCGAGGATCCTAGATCCACTAGGTGTCGGATTCCCTGGATTCTCATATCCATGCTCTTCAGTGGTTGCTTTTGGGCATCCGACTGTGCTATCATCCTAAGGTAGTTTGAAAGGGACTAATGCCCGCACGCGCAACGACAGGACTGGTTAAAGATGGATGGGTGCCTGGTAAACCAAAAATGACTCGACAGGGTACCTCTAAAAATACTAAATATTCTGCAACATCTCGTAACAACAAAGGTAAGCGTTACCGTGGGCAGGGTCGATGAGAGTCGAGACCCGAGAGGCAATGGAAATGCTTTGGTCTGCTAAATGGAATCTTCCTAAAGCAGCCAAGCATTGCAATCTCACGGAAAAAGAGATGAAGATTACCTTCAACGAGTATTGCAATTTTCATCCCCCAACCTATGAAGTAGAAAATGAGTCAATTAATCGTCAACCTACCAGCAACTAAGGTTTGGGTCCGTAAGGAATATCTTAGGGACCATGTTGATGGACATGGCGAATTTGTAGAGGGCGTCTGGGTATCGGCAAAGTCAATTCCTGGACGTGCTTTTTATTTTGAGACATACTTACCTGAGTATGCCGCCATGTATGATAAGTTGCCTATCAGTGCATTTGTGAGTGATCCTAAAACTCCAGTGGTAGACATGGATCTGCCTAACCTACAATTTTGGAATTGTATGGACTATGGGGTGCGCTGCATACAAAAGCAATTTATTGGCAGCATGGACTTTGAGTGTCGCACTCGTGATCATGGGAATGTTGCTGGTCAGTATCTTTTTACACTAGACAACTTCCACGCTGATGTTGACATCATCGACACCAACGTCAGTGAAAACCCACAGGAGCACAAATCACACAACTGCATTCTCCTAGAGAATGGTCAGTTTGCTTTGTATCCAAACAATAGGATCAGAATCTTTGATCTGTCGATCACTCCTAGCGAGCCCAAGACACCAGACTTCAAAGTATCAACCAAATACTATCAAGTCGAAAATGGTATCAAGTGGGGCAGGTTAGGAGATACCAATGATTACCATTGGCAAACCCCTGAGGAGGAATCTTCTCAATGACCATAAATAAAATCACCATGTGGAGGAATCATCGTGGCTAACAGTCCAGTACCTGACCAGAGCGAAGACTTTATCAAATCGGGTATGCGTCTAATAACCGACCCACGAAGTGATAAATATCTTCATAAGGTGAGTCGTAACATCCAACCACCTGAGAGACCAAAGAAAAAAGAGGGTTAAATGCCTGCTTACAGATTCAGATCAGACCAGTACGTCAGTAGAGGGTTTAAGGACTTAGCAATTTCCTTTAATTCAAATCCTTCTACTGATGACTTTGGTGCTGTAAAGAATGAGAGAGCAATCAATCAGTCTGTAAGAAATTTACTATTAACTATATTAGGTGAAAGACCTTTTCAGCCGAACATTGGAAGTCGGGTGAAGGGTCTTCTTTTTGAGCCATGGGATCCGTTCTCGGCAGATGCTATCAAGACTGAAATCAGTGATTGTCTCGGTCGTCTTGAGCCACGTATTACTGTACAAGATGTGCGGATTGAAGATAACAGTGATCTGAATGAAATTCAAGTTGAGCTTGAATATAAGATCACTGGAGAAAACATAACCCAAGAAGTAACATTCCTCTTAGAGAAGACCTGAAATGGCTGCTATCCCATCACAACTAACATCGCTAGACTTCTTTGAGATTAAAGAGTCTATCAAATCCTACCTCAGAACGCGTAACGAGTTTACAGATTACGACTTTGAGGGTAGTGCTGCGTCGTATCTTATCGATACCCTCGCTTATAACACATATTATACGGCATTCAACGCTAACATGGCGCTGAATGAAGCATTTCTTGAGTCTGCTACGGTAAGAGACAACGTAGTCCGCATTGCAAAGCAGTTAAATTACACTCCTAGGTCAATTAAAGCACCTAGAGCGTGTGTAACTATCCGTGTGCAGACGCAACAGTCGCTAAATGGCACCACATTTCCAGAATTCTGCACATTGTCTGCAGGAGATGTGTTTGTTGCCCGTAACTTTAACGATACTTACACCTTCTGTGTGACTCGTGACCTCCAAACTACCGTAGATGCCTCAACTGGCATTGCGGTGTTTGACCCTGTGTTGGTATATCAGGGTAACTTGCTCACATTCAACTACACTGTTGACTATACGAAGAGACAAGACTATATTATCCCCACTGAAAACGTAGACACCGCCTTGGTTTACGTCGATATCTCTCCTAACGCACAGTCGCAAGAGATTGACACCTACAACCTCGCTGCAAACGTAACTACGCTCAACAGCACCTCTCGTGTTTACTACCTTGAGGAGTCTGATGACCTCAGATACCGCCTAGTCTTTGGTGATGGCGTCCTTGGGCGTAAATTGATCGATGGTGAATTCATCAGACTGTCCTATGTGACTACTTTTGGTGAAGAAGCAAACGGTTGTAAGGACTTTGCCTTCATTGGCACCATTAGAGACAGTGATCAACGCGCAATTGCACCTGCAAACATCGCAGTTGTCACCAGAGAGGCTGCAGCAGACGGTGAAGCACGCGAAAGTGCGCTATCCATCAAGTTTAGGGCACCTAGATCCTTCGCTACTCAAAACAGAGCAGTGACTGAGACGGACTATGAGCATATTGTCTCAGAGATCTATCCTCAGGCAGCATCTGTGACCGCATACGGTGGTGAGAAACTTACTCCACCCATTTACGGTAAAGTCTATGTTGCTATCCGTCCAAAAACGGGTAACAAACTGAATGAGACGACAAAAGCAAAGATCAAGAATGATCTGAAGCCTTATACAGTTGCATCAATCGATCCTGTGATCATTGATCCCACTACTTACTACATTATTCCCAAATCTTACGTTTATTATGACGGGAATAACACTAATAAGAGTGGCGCTCAACTAGCAAGTGACGTTTTGCGTAATGTTGACCAATTTAACAAGAATGGTCAAAACAATCGCTTCGGTGGTCGTGTTGATACGTCGAAATACAACTCGATGCTTGATAATAGTGATCCTGCAATTTCTGGTAGTGTCACTCAGATGACTATCGGTCAAAATCTTGATAAATTTGAGTTTGGTAACGTATTTACTCAATGTCTTGACTTTGGAAACCCACTTTACAACCCATCCAACTATTCAGGCAGTCCAAGTGGCGGTAGTGGCACTCCTTGCTCCACAGATGCAGATTGTCCTGAAGGTCAGATCTGTATAGATGGCACTTGCCAACAAGATCCCAATGCTGGTGGTGGAAACAGTGGAAAATGCGATCCTTCCTTCTCCGTAGTTAAATCTGGCACATTCTATGCAACAGGTTTCACTGAAGATCTTGTTAATCTGACCATGCAAGGCGCTGGCACTAATTCAACTGCCCCTGTTGTATCGTCCCAGTCTATTGCTGACGAAAATCAAGTTTTGGTCCCCGTTAACATCAGAGATGACGGAAAAGGCAATCTTCTCCTTGTCACAAAAAGAGACGAGGTTGAAGTTGTGTTAAATAATGCTGTTGGTAGCGTTGATTATGAAAAAGGTCAGGTTTGTGTAGGACCCATTGCAATTGGAGGCACGCCAGACGACACAGAGCGTCTGCCGATGCAAGTATTGCCATATGGTGGATCTATCACAGTCCCACCTGGCGTTGATCCCACATTATTCGATCCTAGCGTCTTCCCAATCGATTGGAAGACCAATGACATCTCAATCCCCAACTTCGATCCAAACAACTTTAGCGGTTACAATTACGGTGACCCAAGTGGGATAAATATCATTGATTATCCCACGGATAGTTTCACATATCCAGTAGATACCTCCTGTTTCTGAGATAGATGCCACACAAGAATATCACCATTTCGGATAGAGTTGAAAATCAACTCCCAGAATTCATTAGGGAGGAAGATCGACAATTTGTTGACTTTCTCTTCCAGTATTACAAGTCTCAAGAAAAAACAGGTCGTCCTTACGATATCCTGAATAACCTTCTGGGTTATTTGGATCTCGACGGATATACCTCAGACGAATTGTCAAATGACACACTCTTATTGAGTGATATTGGTCTGTACGATAAAACTATCAGAATTGAGTCCATCGATGGTTTCAAAGAGACCGATGGATCTATCCAGATCGATAATGAGGTAATCTACTACGAGACTGTTACTCGTGGACCTGATGCTATTGTTACTCCAGGTGTTTCTCCTGGTCAGTTTGATAAAAAGAAACAACAACTCGAAAATCCCTTCGCTTTGTTTGATGGGACTAGAAATAAATTCCCTCTTAACTTTTTAGGCACTCCTGTAAATCCCCCTTCTGCAGATCACCTAATTGTTATCACATATAATGATATGTTGGTCCCTGGGACTGACTATTTTCTGGAAGGCGATGAAATTCGCTTTGCTGTTGCTCCCCGTGAAAGATCTGGTGCTGACGACTCTGCATTCACTGAAATTGTCTATTTGGTTGGGTATGCCGATCAAACGATCGTCACAACTGATGCAATTCCCTTTGAAGAGTATCAAGGTAAGAAAGAATATCCTCTCAGAGTAAATACACAACCATATACCCCAACTTCAGCAATTGGTCTGATTGTCAAGAAAAACAATCGCCAACTTGAGGCATATACCGACTATACCGTATATGGAAGTGAAATTATCTTCAGATTCCCATTGGGTGCTGCTGATGATATCCATATTCGCTCTGTTGAGTATATTGCTCCTTCTTTTGGATCTGGAGCATCTGCAGTTGTCTCTGTTGACGATAATGGTCAAGTTGACCGCCTGATTCCTAAAACTGGTGGTAGTGGATACCGACTAGACTTTGCACCTAAGGTTACAGTCCAGCACAGTGAAGGTGTAGGTGCAACTGCCAAAACTTTGGTTAGTGGTATCAAGGATATCAACCTAATTGATGGTGGACAGGGTTACACATCATATAACCCTCCTCTTGCCCTTGTAGGCGCTCCTACGGGTGGCACACTGGCAAAAGTCGCTCTGACTGTAGATGATACAACAGGTCAGGTCGATAGTCTGACTATTATGAATTCTGGTAGTGGATATGACTTTATCCCTGCTATTTCGTTTGTTAATCCTGGTGGTTGTAAAATTGGTCAACCTACAATTGATAGTGAAGGTCGTGTAAACATTGACAGTATTGCTGTCGAAGAATTTGGACTGAACTATAGTAATCCTCCTATTGTATATCTGGATCCAGCACCTGAGGGTGGTATTAATGCTCAGGCAATTTCCAGAATCAACCAAGACGGTCAAGTCTACGAGATCGTTATTACAAATAGAGGTAGAGGGTATGTAACCCCACCTAGAGCAAGGATTATTCAACCTATTGGTGCTCAGGTGCTTGACGTTACTGTCGCATCTGGTAACGTTACCAACATTCAAATGTTGACAGGTGGCAGAGGTTATACCGATGCTCCTTCTGTATACATTGTTGATGATAGAAAGGATCCTTACGGTGATCCCATTGGTGGCACAGGTGCAACTGCTGCTGCAACTATCTTTAACGGCGAAATCACCGATATCAACATTACCAACTTCGGTACTGGATATTCTGAGACAGAGCCTCCTAAGATTTTCATTGCTGAGCCTCAAGCAGCAAGAGCATCTGTTGCTGTTGGTTTCAACGAGCTGACTGGTTATGAGATCATTGAAAGAGGTAGTGGATATTCACCTTCTGCATTCTTAGGATGTAGTCGTGGTGTATCTGGTGCTGTTGGATATGACAACCTTCATAATGAAATCTATGCAGGTGAAGCAGCACTGCGTCAGTCTACTCACCCTGCAGCATCTACGGTCATTAACCTAGACTCTTTGTTTATCAAAGAAGTCTTTGACAAATTTAGAAGACAATATCTGCCCAATATTAAGATTGATTATTCTGTAATCAATCCAGTCCAGGTAATTAAGAGTATTAGTGACTTTTACATCAGTAAAGGTACTGAGCTTGCTACACAGTATCTGTTTAAGATCATGTTTGGTGAGCAGGTGGATATCTACTATCCCCGTGAAGAAATCATCTCACCATCTGCTGCAACCTGGGTTGTTGATACGGTGCTGCGTGCTGAGTTGATCTCAGGTGACCCTGCTAATCTGATTGACTCACAACTTATTCAGTATGCTGATCCTGTTGACCTTAGTGTCAGGGCAGCAAATGCTCTGATTGAAAACGTCATTACCATTATTGAAGGTAAGGACACTATCTACGAATTGGCAATCTCTGAGGAGACCCTCAATGGCGATTTCATCATTCCTTATAAGACGACTCTAGTTGAGCCGTTGAATACAACTGGTCAGATTATTACCGTTGACTCCACGATTGGATGGCCAGAAAGAAACGGCACCATCCGTATTAACGATAGGGAGATCGTACAGTATAAAGAGAAATCACTTAACCAGTTTATCGAATGCACCAGATCACAGAATGGTGTTGTAGAAGACTGGGATCCTGGCACGATTATATTCTCTGACATCTTTGTATATGTCAATAAGGATACACCTACTGAGTGTAAACTCAGAGTGCTTGGTATTGCAGAAGCAGGTACAACGATCCTGGAAGATACTGGATCTTACTATCTGCAAGGCGACAAACTGAAGGTTGCTAAACTCGGATCTTCTTCTGAAGATGAGAGACTGTCTTCCTGGTTGTATAACGTTAAGAAACTAATTCAGGTTACCAGCATCACTCCTGGTGGTGTTAATAACCAGACTGCTACGGTTGTCTGTGGTAACCCACATGGTCTTCTGGTATCTGATCAGGTGACGATTTATGGTGCTAACCCTGTTGTATTCAATGGCACGTTTACCGTTACTTCTCGTATTGATGCATTCCAATTTACATATCAGATCAATACTCCCACAGAGATAATCCCTGAAGGTAATATCCTTCTATCTGTGGACCTTAACAGAGGTAAGTCCGATGTCAATTCCATCAACAGTGTTGTTAGCGAGTTTACAACAAATATCCAAAACTCCTTCTTTAATGATGAGTATGTTTATGTTGCTTCCTCTGGTCTACCCAATTATAAGGTTGGTCCTTTCACGGGATCGGCACTGATCCCTGGTAACCAGCGTAAACTGATTCGTCTCCCCCGTAACGTCCAGACCATCTCTGAGCGTCAAGATATTCAAGCAAACACCTCAATTGGTGCATGGGTGAATGGTGTGTCTATCTGGGCATACAAGTCTGGCGACTTTGTTAGATTCGGTCCTCTGACTGGCATTACTGTTACTAACACTGGTCAAGATTATGATGCAGGATCCAAACCTGCTCTGGAAATTGCTGGTGGTGGCGGTACAGGTGCTACTGGTGAAGTTGTTGTTAATGGTAGTCTGACTTCACTTGATGTTACTGCAGAAGGTAGCGGATACATAGAATCTCCTCTAGTCTCCATCGTTGGCGGTGGTGGTATTGGAGCAACTGCACAAGCCATCGTTACTGGTGGTCGTGTCACCAGAATTCTGGTTGAGCAACCAGGATCAGGATATACTTCACAACCTAGTATTTCTATTACTGGTGGTGGTGGCACAGGTGCTACGGCAAATGCAAACGTCCGTGGTCCTATTCAAAGTGTTAGTATCACTGCCAATGGTAGTGGTTATACAGACCTGCCTGATATCAGAGTTAACTCTGGTGAAGGTGCTTTGGCACAACCCATTGTTATCAATGGTCGTATTGTTTCTATCGCTATCATTAACTCAGGTAGTGGATATACTACTGCTCCTACTATTGTCATCAATGGCGATGGTTTCGGTGCTATTGCAAGAGCAGTTATCGGCACTATTGGCGAAGATAAAGGTAGAGTCCTTAGCGTTGACATCAGTAACAGAGGTATTGGATATACCCAAGGTCTTACCACTGTTAGACTTGAGTCTGTTGGCGACTTTGCTGAGTTTACTCCACAAGTATTTGAGTGGAATAAAAACCTTCAGTATGATCTTTCTACTAGGTATGATGGAGCACGAGGATACGTCTTTACTGGTCTGAATAACCAGTTTGGTGGTGAATATGCTCACCTTAGCGATCCTAAAGAGCTTCGTTATGTGGTTGGCGATAACGTCTTCCTAAATGCTGTTACACAACAATTCCAAGAAGTTGAATCCAACTATGAGCACTCTCCTATTCTGGGTTGGGCGTATGATGGTAACCCAATCTACGGTCCCTACGGTTACATTGACCCAACTGACCAGAATAGCGGAATCAGGAGACTTCGCACTTCATATAAACTAAAAGATAACGTTGTATATGACCTAGCAACTAACCCCAATCCTGCTCGTATTGATGGACCTACACTGTCCTCATATCCTGCTGGATCGTTTGTTGCTGACTATGAGTATGACTTCCAGTCTGGTGATCTCGACAACTATAACGGTCGTTTCTGTAAGACACCTCAGTATCCTAATGGCACCTATGCATACTTTATTACTATTGATGCATCGGAAGCAGGTGTTGCTGAATTCCCATATATCCTTGGTCCTCAGTTTAACTCACTGCCTGATCCTTGGAATTTCACCCAAGGTGCAACCCAGGAAAACATTCCACAAAACGTTGTAAGGTATAGAGATCCTTATGTTAACGTTGATATTGATGTTGATCGTCAACCTAACCAGGAAGCAGATGTCCTAACGACTGAGATTGAAGGTTATCCTCTTATCTTTGAGGTCCAGGACAGTAATAACGACGGAATCATTGATGCTAATGAGCAGCAAGAAGTCCTTGAGATGTCTGAAGAGGCAACTCTACAAATCTATGATTACTTCCCTCAGGTTTCTGAAGAGTCTAGAGTTGACATCGAAGTTGAGACAACTACTCAGTTTGAAGATGCTCAGATCGACGGTTTCGTTATTGAAAACCCAGGTGAGTCTTATCAGGTTAATGACACCATCTTCTTCGATGATGAAGGTACTGGTGGTTTTGGTGCTTCTGCACTTATCGAATCTGTTAAGGGTCAAGTTATCCAATCATACAGTAAGGAGATCATCGGTGATCGCCCTTATGGTGTAATCGTAACTTCTACTGATCATGATTTGCGTCAGCAAGATGAGTTGATTCTTAACTCTTCTCCTGTCATTGATAACACCAACAAAAACTTCAAAGTTAAAGTTGTATCTGGTATTGAGCGTATCAATGTAACCCAGGTTGGTGTTGGTTACAACGAAGACATTCCTCCTACATTTGAATTGATCACATCTGCTGGTCAAGATGGTCAACTAGAGATTGTCCTACAAAATACTGGTCAGATCAACAGTGTTAACATTATCAACTCTGGTAATGGTTATGACCCTGAGGAGCCTCCTCAAATTCGTGTCTCCCACCCACAGCAGTTTAAGAAAACTCGCTATTGGTTGACCGAATACATGGAAGCAGATGGTATCGTGCAAGTCAACGATATTAAGGTTACCGAGCAACGCTATACCTATATCTGCGGTAAGATCACTGAGACAGATGGTGATGAATCTGGATTCCTTGCCAAGTTTGATGACTTGGGTCAGAAGATCTGGGAGAGGACTCTCATTCCTACCAATGCTAACCAGAAGAGGGCTGAATTCCTCAAGATGGTGGTCAATTCTGCTCCAGAAAACGACCTCATATATGTTACAGGCCAAACAAAGAATCCTGACAACGATGTCTACAACCCAGACATCTGGTTAGGTCTATACGAGTCTGGATTCAACAATGCAAACGATCCTGACGGTATCCTGCAGTGGCAGAGAGCAATTGCTGGTATCTCTGGTAGCACCAGAAGAGACTTTGTGACTTCTATCGCTCTTGACCAGGAGCAACGTATATACCTTTGCGGTTATACCGATACTAACTCTGTTGATCCCGATGATATGTGGATCATCCAGTGTGGTATTGAAGGCGATCTGGTTGAGAAGCGTAAGGTTGCATCTCAGGATGATTCCGAGAAAATGCATCAGATCATGATGGTTTCCGATGATAGATTCTTCTTTATCGGTGTTAATGACCAAAATGATGACTTGATCTTCGGTGAATTCTTCTACGATGGTGCAAACCTTGAGATGGATTGGATCAAGCAGATTCCTACGGTGGGTGGACGTGTTGTCAACCCAACAATGGTCATGGATGACTATGGTGCAATCATTGTTGCTTGGGATATCTTCAACTCTGCAGCATCTAAGTACGATAAGATCCAGATCAACAAATTCCTCCTTTCCACTGCACAAACTGAGTGGGATTGGAGTAAGACAGTTACAACTTCTGGTGATTTCCTTGAAATGCACCATGCTGGCATTTCTTATGACCAGTGGGGTAACTATACTCTCGTTTCTGACGTTACTGAAGCACAGAATCAGAGATATTCAGTTATCACTTATATGAAGTATGACGGCACTCTGCTGTATCAAACTAAGGTTGATGATACTGCGAGTATCGGTTTCCAAGCAACTACTCATGCTCTGGATAACTCTGGTGATACTATTCTTGCTGTCAACCGTCAGCAATCTGATCAGCTCGTCTCTTGGAGAATGGGTAATGATCAAAATCCTGTTGAGGATACCACCAAGCAAAATCTTGGCACCTACAACTACTTCAGTCAGTCTGATATCACTCATGATGCTGCTGTTTACAAGTTTGACGGCGGATCTCTGAAGTTTAATGACGTTGCACCTATCACTATCGCTGACTTGGGTCTGACCCCTGTTGAGTGGAGTGGCAGAATGTGGATGTCCATGAATACGACAGCATGGAATACTGCACACGAGCCCACATTGCTGCATTTTAACGATGCAACTAATACCAACTCAATTACTGCAACTATTCAGGGTGATAACACCGATCCTGACTATCAGAAGGTTATTCTTTACTTGAATGGCACTCAGGTTGCTTCTTCTGTTGCTGCAACTAACTGGGATGCCTTTGCTGCTGCAGCATGGGTCCATGTTACTGTCCAGAAACGTCAAGAATCTCTGGGTCTGTATCGTTATGAGGTATTCATTGGCGGTAACCAGCAGATCACTTATCAGAGCACTACTGATGTTGCTCTTGATGACGTTGTTATCTGTGGTCCTTCCAGTCCTCCAACAGTTGCAAATAGTTTCCGTGGTAACATCGACGACTTTGTGCTCGATGATGCTGCACCTTATCCTGGCACTTCTTACACTGTGCCCACTTCTGAGATTGCAATTACTACGTCCAACTCTGATGTTGCACTGATCAAGTTTGATAGAGCACATACTCAGCGTGCATCTTACACCCTGACTGGTCTTAACAAGTATAGTGATATTGCATTCACCGATCATACTATCGGTATGACTTGGACGAGTGTTTCTCCAGGTGCAATTTCTACATGGTTAGAGGGTCCTGGTGGTCTGCAAATTCTGGACATGTCCCAGACTTTCTCCACGTTGATCCCTGGTACATATACACTATCTTCAGCGTATGACCAGTATGCATCCAAGACTTCTACTATCCCATCACCTCGTGGTAAGAGACTAATTATCTCTGCTGATGTTATCCCCAAATTCTACATGAGGGATGCTCTATATCAGAAGATTGATAACGTCCAAGAATTTACGTTTACTCAACCAATTAGACTTACTCAGTATTCTATACTGCAGCAGTTTAACAACATTGGCACTACTACTGCTTTTGCAACTATCACAGAAGTCCCTGCAGGCACTCTGCAGAATCCTGGTATTGGCACCAAGTATAGAGTTGGTAAGATCTTTGGCACATTTAATAATACTGATAGATTCCGCACTACAACTCCTGGTGGAGATATCAACCAGATTGAAGGCACTTACTTCGATACTATTGAAGAGGAATCTCCTTGGGCAGCATCAACTGCATATGCACAAGGTGATCGTGTCTACAACCAAAAGAGAATCTATGAAGCACAAGGTGCTGGCACATCTGGCACTATTTCACCTCAGCACAACACTGGTGTTGTTTCCGATGGTGTTATTAACTGGGCATTCATTGACGATGCAGGTAAGTTTACTGTTGATCTGACTGAGCATCCCTTCCCTAGACCTGAATTTACTGGTCTGGATATGCCTGAGTGGTTGCCACATCGTCTATATGCTGTTGGTCAGCGTGTGTGGTATAAACTCAACGTTTATCAGGTTGCTGTTGGTGGCGGTGGTGTTACTACAACTACTCCCCCTACTCATACCACTGGTGACGTTTCTGACGGCACTGTTACTTGGTCCTTCGTTGAGACTAACGAGGCAATCAGTCAGTACACCCGTTTGATGCCTTATGATCAAGGTAACAACTATAGTATTGAAATCTTAGAAGTCCAACCTGGATCAAACTTCATTCCTAATGACGTTGTTAGTGTCAACACCAACAATATCACTCTGTCAGAAGATGAGAAGTCTGTAGAGATCTCTGGTTTTGCATCTGTTAAGAAGATTCGTGTTACTGCACGTCTTGAGAAAGATATTCTTCTTGCTAGCAGCGTTAGGACTGATAAAGTCTATTGCACATCTAATTCTCCACACTTCTACAAAGAAGATGAGATTATCTTCACTGAAGGATTCTCTGGTGCTCAATATAACGGATCATTCTTCATCGATGATGTTATTGGATCTAGAGAATTCACATTTGGTATTAGAGACACCGCAGTGTCAGATCCAACGTTTGTAAACAATGGAATTGCAAACGTCAACATCTATGCTAAGCATCCTACTCTGATTTTCACTAGAAATCACCAGTATAACTTCGAGCTTAGCGATCCTTCCAACTTCGGTTACTATCTGTCATTCTCTCAGGATAACCAGTATAAACTGGAGTATTCCTTCAACAATACTGTTAGAGAGGGCACTCCTGGTATCCAAGGTGCAGGTGCAAGCACTCCATTTGTTAAATTCTTGGTGCTTGGTGATGTTACTAACATCTCTTACTACTTCGACCCATCAAGGACTGGAGATGACTCCCCAGTTGGTGAAAACTCATACATTGACGTTATCACAACTCCATACCAGGGTAGATTTAACATTAGTGAGATTGTAAGCGATACTGAATTCAAATTCCCACTCAACAGAGAGCCTGAGCGTGCAAACGCTGAGATCGGATCTGATGATCAAGGAAATGAGTATTCATACTACTCTACGACATCTACCAGAGCAGTTGGTCCTATTAATAGCATCAAACTGGTTTCTCCTGGTGGATTCTATAAGAAACTGCCCATCATCTCCGATATTGCATCCTTCCGTCAAATTGAGAAGGTCGAGATCGTTGATGGCGGCACAGAATACGCACCTGGCGTCTACTACGACGTTCCTGTTAATGGAGACGGCGAAGGTGGTAAAGTTACCGTCACAGTCCTTCTAGATGATGAAACTGGGTCTGGTGCAATCGCTGAAGTCAATGTTGCAGATCCTGGTAAGGGTTATACCGTTGCTACTGTAGATATTGACGCTATTACTGGTATTCTTGGTCCCACACTGTCTGGATCTGGTGGCGCTGTAAATGTTATCATTCCTAGCG